GCCGCCTGCACTTGCGCCTCCGCATCCGTCGCCGCTCCCGCCGCCTGCGTTGCTGATCCTGCCGCCGCCGTGGCGCTTTCTGCCGCTTCCGTTGCCGATTCCGCCGAGGCTGTCGCGCTGTTTGCCGATTCCGTAGCCGATGCCGCGCTTTCGTCTGCCGACGTTTCCGCCGCCGTTACGCCTGCCTGCAGGGCCGCCATGTACTGCTGAATGACGCCCTGTTCCTCGTGCGTGACCGCCTCACCTAACGGAACCGCACGGGGCTTAACCGGGATCGTGATAGCATACTCGGTTTCGCCGTCTGCCGCGCCGCTGTGCAAGTAGATGTAGCAATAAATCGGCTGTCCCGACTCAAAATAGCGGTCCGGGATGGACACTTGCCCGTTAAGTCCGATTTGCGTTTTAGCCGTACCGCCGCCCGGCGTGTTCGTGAAATGCGCCTCGAAACTTTGCGGGAGTTCAAGGCCTGTAATCTGCAGGACCTGCCCGTAGTCCCATTGCCAAAGCGCCGCCGTTTTTGTGCTTGTGCAACCCTCGGCAAAAGCCGCCGTAATAACGTTAGTTGCCACCGCCGCGCCTCCTTTCGTTCCTCATGTTAAGCCGCCCTCCTTATAATCACGATGCCGGAACCGCCGCTTGCGCCGTCGTTATAGCTTCCGCCGCCGCCTCCGCCTCCGGTATTTGCTGTGCCGTTGTTGTCGCCGTTGCCGCCTCCGGTCGCGCCGCCGTTTCCGTTAAAGCTTCCACCGCCGCCGCCGGAGTACGCGATGCCTGCCGAGCCGCCGAAAGCGTGCGTGCTTGTGCCTTGTCCTGCGCCGCCGCTCCTGCCGTTGTAGCCTGCCGTGCCGCCTGCGCCATTGCTTCCGCCGTCGCCGCCGAATGTCTGACCGGATACTGCCGCACCGCCGCCGCCACCGCCGGAGCCGCCTGCACCGCCGACGCCTGCGCCGTAGGTTGTGGCGCCGCCCTGTCCGCCTGCGCCTCCGCCTGCAGAACAGATCGCGCCGAAGCTTGTGTTTCCACCCGCGTTGCCGCTCTGCGCCTGTCCGTCCATGTCCTCGGACGTGACGATGTACTGCGCGCCGCCGGAGCCTCCGCCGCCGATGGTGACTTGGATTTGCTGTCCGGGAGTGACCGCCGCCGAAAGCACCGTAACGGCATAACCGCCGCCGCCTCCGCCGCCGCCGTACTCATTGCCGCCGTAGGATTCACAGCGACCGCCACCGCCTCCGCCGCCGCCGACGCAAAAGACGTCAAGCGCATAGATGCCTGCCGGAACCGTATAGACGCCGTCTCCGGTCAATCCGAGGCCGATGCCCGCGATTTCTACCGACGTGCCGGAGTAGTCCGACGGCGACGGATCGACGCTCTGTGCCTGCGCTGTCGCGTGTGCAATAGACTTGCTATAGCGCCTGCTCCCGCTTGTGCTCTGGTAATAAGAAAAGCCGCTAAAATAGTAAGTGCTTCCCGGCGTGAGGCCCGTGACAAGAAAGCCCTTTTTCGTGGCTCCGCCGATGGTGTAATCACTTCCGGCGCCGTCGCCGCCGAGCGTGCCGTCTGCAATCGTAGGCGGATAAGCGCCGAGGGAATACCGGACCATGATGCCGTTATAGTGCTTCGCGGGCGGGTCCCAATAAACAAGGATCTCTCCCGCGCCGGATGCCGTCGCCGTAAAGCCGGAAACGGCCTCCGCTTTAAAGCCGCCCCTATGGTTTAAACGAAACGCAATCCCCATTTAAACCCCCTTGAAAAATACCGGAAGATTGACGGCGGGCTTGTCGGTCGCGCAATAGGCCGTCACGGTCCCGGCGCCTGTTTTGATGTAAGAAATACAGTTCCGGGCTTCCATGAGCGCCTCAAGCGTCACCGCGCTTGTGCTTGACGTGTTCACGTCCCAACCGGGGTAACTGTCCGCCGTCATACCGGAAACGTTAATGGTTTGCGTATACGGGGCCGTATCGCTCCATCCTGCCGCCGTAAAGGTTCCCGTCCGCACCGTTGTAAGCTTTGTTTCGAGCGCGTCAATGTTGTCTTGCAAATCGGCGTCCGCCGCCTGCCGTGCCGTAGCTTCCGCCGTAACCTTTGTCGTTGCGTCCGCTTTGGCTTCTGCTAAAAAGCTCTGAACGTAGGTCAGAATGGCGGTGTACACGTCAACGCTTTCCGAAACGACGGGGCCGTCCGGGAATGCCGCAGGCTCCACGAGAATGGCAAAGTTTGCCGTGCTGATGGTCCCGTCCTGCTCCGTAATGGTTATTTCGGCAACCGCAGGGCCGTCTATTCCGGTCATGGTGCTGTCAAGCGTCACGGAAACGATGTTGCCGTCAAGCGTACATGCCGTAGGGCCGAAGCCCGTACCGTCCTTGCGCATGCCGTGAACACTTACGGCGGCATCCGCAGGCACAAAAGGTTCCGCGCCCTTGTATAAGTTAAACTCAATCACCGCGCCCGCGTCGCCCTGTGAGCAATGAACGACCACGGGGGCGCTTTGCGCGGGAATGACGTTAAGGTTTTTCGTGTCCGTGTAAATCGCCATCTTCCGGCCCCTCCTTTTGTACTGTCATTTGTGCTTTGCAAAACGGGCAACGGCTCCATTGCTCAATCGGATAGCTTGTCATAAGTTCGCCGCCGCAAATACTGCATTTATACGTCCTTCGGTCAATCGGTATCCACTCGCCCGTCATGCCTTAACCTCCCAACCGCGCAAGCGTTTGTGCAAGCGCGTAAGTGTGCCAGTTTCCGCCGGAATCCTTGCCGCGGATGTATACGTCGTTTTTGTTTATCGCCATCATGTATGTGTTTTCATCCTCATACCCGGCCCAAAAATAAAGCCCGCCTTCTTCCGTCGGTTCTCCGCTCATTCCGGTCATTTCGTCATCGCTTTCAATGACCTGCCGCCCGTACTTGTCGTTAATCTCAAAATCACCGAGGCGGACCGTTGCGCCGTCCACATAAAGGCCAATTTTCCCGGTTCCGCGTAAAAGGTCAATGATACCTTGGTCAACCACGATTCCGTCTTTTGACCATTCGCCTATGACGTTGCCGGACGGGTCCAGAATGGAAAGATGCCCGTAAGCGTTGTTGACTCCGCCTAAAGACATATGCCCGTCAAGCGTCCATGCCTGATAGTATGGTCCCGCATAGCCGGAGGAAGAAAAGCCTATACCGTTCATGTTGATCCGTAGCACGTTCGTAGCGGTCGCCGGGCTTTCGGTATCCATGAAAAGGATTTCATTCGCATACCCTTCCGCGTTGCGGTTAATGACCACATGCCCCCGCGTGCCTGCATCTAAAACGCCCGTCGCGCGGTCAATGTTCCGAAGAACCTCCGCCGTTGTAGCGGTGTACGTCAATGCGTCAATCTGCGCTTCAATGGTAGCCGCAAGGCTTCCGCGCTTGTCGCCAATCTGGACGGCGTTGTAACGATCCCGCAGGACATCCCATTCAATTTCAACCACACGCGCCGCAACGTCAACGCCGAGCTTTTCAAAGCGCACCGTCACTGTGTCGCCAAGGTCTATTTCCCCGGATATGTGGACAAAATCCACCGACAGGCTAACGGCGGGAATGCCGATTTTATTTGCTGTGATAAAATCCGCCGCCGCCTGCCTTAACTGCGCTTCCGTCGGCGCGTTGTCGAACGCGTCCGAAAAGTCCTGCACAATGGTACGCTGAAACGGGAAGTTTTCCGCCGTGGATGCATGCACGACCTTTTCCGGGAGCATGACGCGCACGTCTTCCTGCTCCCAATACGGCATAATTCCCGTATAGGTGTTTTCTATGTTTTCTTCTTGCGTGAGGTCCGTGATGTTTTTGCCGTACAACAGCATGTACCCGTTATCCGCGCCGCGCTCCCTGTGCAGGGTTGCCGCGTACATGTCAAACTCCCACTCACCGCCGTACACGTCTAATATGCTACCTTCCATGCCGCCCAGATAGGACCGGATGGAATCAGGCTTTACTGCCCGAAACTCCGCGCCGGATGTAAAATCCGCGCTGATGGTAAACGGATTTTCTTCCGCCGCGTATGTGGAAAAGCCCGCAAGCGCCGCGGTCAGATTTTCCGCATAAAACGGCGCAACCGGAATAAACGAAAGCTGATAGCTTAAATGCCGCGCGTGAACGGTTATACGCCCGTTTAACGGCTTTGAAATCTTATAAATGCGGAAAGCCTGCAGGCCGCGCGTCTGTGATGCCTGCGCCGCAATAATGGCGGAATGCTTAATTTCGCCGATATGTTTTCCCGTTATGGGATATTGCATTACAAGTTCAAACTCACCGTTTATGACTTCATGCACAACGCAGGAAATGGCGTCAGACAAACGCCCGACGCCATTTGTGGAAAAATCTGTAGTATTTGGAGAAAATAAAATCGGTTTCATAAGGTCCACCAATTCGGCGTTATTTCAACCGCGGAAAAGCCGGAAAAGCTTATTTCAACTTTCCCCGGGTCAATTACCGGGAAAGCGCCGTCCGTTAAAACGGTCGTGCTGTTTAAAAGCGTGCTTCCTTCCGTGACTTCCATTTCTTCGCAATCAATGTCCGCATAAGTGGAAGCGCCTGTGATCTCGACAGACACGCCGCCGACCGTAACGCTCCCGGCTGTGCCGATACATCGGATAACAGGTTTAGCGGTGTAAACCGTAGGATTGAAAAGCACGCCGCCCGCCTCAAACCGGACGGGAATTTCGCCGGACTTAAGGAACCGTTGCGGCATGCAGTCAAACGCAAGGTCAAAGCTTCCGCCAAGGTTCCGCACCGCCGCAGTAACGTCAAGCCCGCTTTTGTAAATCGCTTTCCGGTATTCATCCGGGTGGTAAGTGTCTTCAAGGCGCTTGTATCCGACCTTGGAACAAAGCCACGCCCGAAACGCCTTTATACGCGGTTCAAAATCGCGGCTTATGAATGCCGGATAAACGACGTCCGTGTTGTTAAAACGCCCGTTATCGAAATATAAAAGGCCGTTCCGGCCCGGCACCGCGACCGTTTCCACGTCCCGCGCGGGCGCGTTAAACGTGCCGCCGCCGCTAATCCACACGCCAAAATCCGCGCTTGATTTGCCATCAAATACAAGATAGTTGAAGGGTGTTATTAAGCCCATACCGCCCTCCTTGATTGCACGTCCGCGTCAATAAGGTCCGCAACCTCCCGCGCAAGTTCCGAAACATCCTGTCCGGGTGCGCCGTAAACATAGACGTTATTTCCGCCGTAGTTGTTCGTGGTACTTCCTACCGCCTGCCGGATCATGTCAAACAGGCTTCCGGCACCGACCACCACTTCCGGCCCGGCTTCTCCTGCGCCAAGTAAGTGACCGTTTTGCGCTCCGAAAATGGTCGGCTGATTCAAAATCATTCCGCTTTGCATGGCTTTCTTGTACCATTCAATTCTAAGCGTTGTCGGGTCTGGGATGGTGCCGAGGACCGGGACCGTGATGTAGTTTCCTACAACGATATGCGGGAGCTTTAATTCCGGGAGGCTCCATTCAAACTTAAACGCGGCCTTAATATCCTCCACAACCTTTTCGATTTTGGTTTTAATCGCGTCAAACTTTTCCTTAACGGTATCGTAGAGCTTGCCCGCGTATTCTTTGACCGTGTCCCAATTCTGCCAAAGCAGGACGCCCGCCGCGATAGCCGCGCCTATTGCGATAGTTAACGGACCGCCCAAAACGGAAACAATTGAGCCGACAGTTGAAACGACCGTGCCGCCGACGCTGATGACCTTGCCGACCGTACCGATGACCGTGCCTAAAATTGTGATAACCGGGCCGATTGCCGCGACCAAAAGCCCCGCTTTTGTAATGTTTTCCTTTGTGGAATCGTCAAGCCCGTCCCAATATTCTTTCGCGCTCTTAACCGTTTCCGAAAGCTTTTCAAGCGCCGGGACCGCCATTTCTAACAGCGTGCCGCCTAAATCTGCGCCCACGATTTTAAGCTCGTTTAAGGTGGTTTTCAGCTTGTCCGGCGGGTCAAGCGTCGCGTTAAAGGTCGTTTCGACGTTGCCGCCGAAATCCGTAACGCTGTTTGACATTTGGTCAAGGGAAAGCCGCCCCTCTTGGATCGCCGCCGCAAGCTGTGGGCCTGCCTTGGAGCCGAAAAGCTCCGTTGCGTACTGCATCGCCTCGGTGTCCGTTTTGGCGCTCCGCATTTTGCTGTCAAGTTCCGCCAAAGCCTCCGACATGGGTTTGCCGTCCGCTGTCGCGTTTTTAAGCGCGGTCCGCAGTCCTGTCATAACCGCCGACGTGTCAACGCCGTTTTTGTCAAGGTTCGCCAGAAGGCCGATGGACTCGTTAATGCCGAAACCCATGTCCTTTAATGCGGTT